GTTACAAAGTATAATTTAGTAATTGAATGTCATAAAGAAGCGGGATACAAGTAATGGCAGATATAGTAACAACACAAACAATCGCAGATACAACTGGAGTTAAGTTTGTAGTCAAGTTGACAAACAGCTCAGATGGTACTGGCGAAACATTAGTTAAAAAGGTTGACGCTTCAGAGCTAACTTTTATGAGTGAAGACGGCAATCGAAAAATTAGTAAGATATGGTATTCTATTAATACTGCTAATAATAAGTCAGCAGTAGAATTGATTTGGGACGGAACAACAAATGCAACAGCATTATCATTGTCAGGAAATGGTTATTGGGATTTAAGACCAGCTGGTAATGAGATACCAAACAACGCAACAGTACCAACAGGAGATGTACTATTATCAACGAAAAACTTTGCAAACGGTGATAATTACACGATTATTGTAGAGTTTAGGTAAAAAACCTTATAAATAGTTAGTACAAAGAGAGAACATATGAAACTAATATCGGAAGAAATTCAAAACGCAGAGTATCTTGTAGAAGAAACTGGCGGAAAAAAATCATATAAAATTAAAGGTATCTTTCTTCAATCAGATTTGAAGAACAGAAATGGAAGAGTGTATCCAAAACAAATTTTGGAACAGGAAGTGGCAAGATACAATAGAGAATTCATCAACAAGAAAAGAGCCTTTGGCGAGTTAGGACATCCAGACGGTCCAACTGTAAATTTAGAGAGAGTATCACATATGATTACATCTCTAACTCCAGATGGTGCTAATTTTATTGGTGAGGCAAAAATTATGGACACACCATACGGTAAGATTGTAAAAGGTCTTATAGATGAGGGCGCTCAATTGGGCGTTTCAAGTCGTGGTATGGGGTCAATAATTCAGCGTAACGGTGCAAACTATGTAAAAGATGACTTTTACCTTGCAACGGCGGCTGACATTGTTGCAGACCCAAGCGCTCCAGACGCTTTCGTAGAAGGAATTATGGAGAGTAAAGAGTGGGTATGGGATAATGGTAAACTTGTGGAAAGAGATTTAGAACTCTGGAAACAACAAATAAGAGAAGCGAAACAGAGAAAATTAGACGAAGTTAAGTTAAATGTCTTTGAATCGTTTCTTAAAAAACTTTAGTTTTATAAATATAATTGTACAAAAAACGAGAGTTTTTTAATTAATTAAAAAATAGAGGAGATTTCTCAAATGGCCGAAACAGAAACAAAGATTGAGGCGTTGGAAAAAGAAGTGACTGAAGCGAGTGCTAACCCACAAGCTGACGCTCCGAAAAAGAATGCTGTAGCGGCTGAACCTACTCACCTTAGCAATGAGGCAGAGGATTTAGGAACAGCGGTAACAAAACCTACAGATTCTAATCCTGACGCAACAAAAAAAGTTAAGCCAGTTTCAGGCGATGCTCAACAAAAAAGTGCTGGTGCTGCTGACGCAATGCCAAAACTAAAAGAAGAGCAAGACGAAACTGTCGAGGAAGGTTCTGAGGAAATTATCGAAACTAGCGAAGAAGAAACAAAAGCGGAAGAAAAAGTTGAAGTAGTCGAAGAAGACGAAAAAATTGATGTATCTGCTGATGTTGACGCTTTAGTTAAAGACGAAGATTTGTCCGAAGAATTTAAGTCGAAGGCTGCAACTATCTTTGAAGCTGCTGTTAACACAAAAGTTAAAGAAGCTAAAAAGAAAATGCACGCTGGATACGAAGAAAAGCTTAAAGAAGAATCAGAAAAAGCAAAAAGCGAATTAGTTGAAAAAGTTGACTCTTACCTTGCATATGTAGTGGAAGAGTGGATGAAAGAAAACGAATTAGCTCTTGAGCGTGGAATTAAAGGCGAAATTGCTGAAGATTTCATTTCTGGTATGAAAAAACTTTTTGAAGAGCATTATATTTCAGTCCCAGACGAAAAATATGATGTACTAGAAGACCAAGCTTCAAAGATTGAATCGTTAGAAAAGAAACTTAACGAAGAAATTGAAAAGAATGTTGAACTTAACAAAGTAAAATCAGAAAAAAACAGAGCTCTTATTGTAAAAGATATGAGCGAAGATTTAGCTGATACTGCTAAGGAGAAATTCAACAAACTTGCCGAAGAGGTTGAATATACAAATGAAGAAGATTTTGTAGCAAAGGTTAAGACAATTAAAGAGTCTTATTTCGGTGCTAAGAAAGAAGCTTCATCTGACATTGATGATGTAGCGGTTGGTGAATCAACTGAAAATGTAGATTTATCAAAAAGCATGGCTGCTTATACCGCCGCTATTACTAAAACAAAAGACATTAAGTTGTCGAAATAAATCTAATAGAGGAGAGAAGAAGATATGTACTTATCTGAAACCCACGAAAAAAAATGGCAGCCAGTCCTAGAACACGCAGATTTACCAAAAATCGGTGATTCTTACAGACGAGCTGTTACTGCTACAATCTTGGAAAACCAAGAGCGTGCAATGAAAGAGGACGCTGCTTTCTTAAACGAAGCTGCTCCAACTAACTCAACTGGTTCTTCTATTTCTAATTGGGATCCAATTTTGATTTCATTAGTAAGAAGAGCTATGCCAAACCTTATCGCTTACGATATTGCTGGCGTACAACCAATGACTGGTCCAACTGGTTTAATATTTGCTATGAGAAGCAGATATGACGCACAGAATGGAACAGAAGCTTTATTTGACGAAGCTGATACAGATTTTTCTGGCAGAAACAAAGCCGGTTCATCTGTTGATGGTTTCTCATCTACAGCACATTCAGGAACAAATCCTGAGGTTCTTAACGACTCACCTGCTGGAACATACACAACTGGTACAGCAATGACTACAGCGGCTGCTGAAGCATTAGGTGACGCAAGTGGTAATTCATTTGCTGAAATGGCATTCTCAATTGAGAAATCAACTGTGACTGCTAAGTCAAGAGCTCTTAAAGCAGAATACACTATGGAACTTGCACAAGACTTAAAAGCAATCCATGGTTTAGACGCTGAAACTGAACTTGCAAATATCTTATCTGCTGAAATCTTAGCTGAAATCAACAGAGAAGTTGTAAGAACAATTTACACAAACGCAGAAAAAGGTTCACCAGCAGGTCATGTGACTACAGCAGGTGTATTTGACCTTGATACTGACTCTAACGGCAGATGGTCTGTTGAAAGATTCAAAGGTCTTATGTTTAACCTTGAAAGAGATGCCAACAGAATCGCACAAAGAACAAGAAGAGGTAAAGGTAACATTATCATTACTTCAGCTGATGTTGCTAGTGCTTTACAAATGGCAGGTGTATTAGACTATACTCCAGCTCTTAACAACAATCTAAATGTTGATGACACAGGTAATACTTTTGCAGGTGTTCTTAACGGTAGATTTAAAGTGTACATTGATCCATATAGTGCAAACTCAGCAAGTGCTCACTACTATGTAGTTGGCTACAAAGGTACTTCACCTTATGACGCTGGTATGTTCTATTGCCCATATGTACCACTACAAATGGTAAGAGCAGTTGGTCAGGACACTTTCCAACCGAAAATCGGTTTCAAAACTAGATACGGCTTACAAGCAAACCCATTTGCTGAAGCTGGAACTGGTGATGCTGCTGTTATTAACGGTGCTGGTTCTGCTAACGCTAACAGATACTACCAAAGAACGCAAGTTGCGAACTTAATGTAATATCTGTTTATACAGAAATACGAAAAAGGGCGGTTTATCCGCCCTTTTTTTTGGCCTTTTTCCAGGTTGGATAAATAGTTTATATGAAAAAAAAGAGAAGAAATAAGAGATTGGGTAAAATGCTTATACAATATTCATGGATATTTGGTATTGCTGGTGCATTATTTTTACTTGCTTATTTCACATATCCTGACAAGAAAAACGCTTTAGATTACCTTGAAAAAAGAATAAACGATATTCAAATGCAAAGAGAAGTATTAACTGAAAAAGAAAAACAACTAGAAAAATTAGCCACGGAACAAGAGTGGAAAGAGGTCGACAATGACAACAACAAATAGTTTTGCACGACAACCAACAAGTTTAGATTATGCGTCACCAACGCAGTTTAAATTTCAAATTACAAAACTACCAAAAGTAGAATATTTTTGTACACAAGTAAATGTACCATCTTTATCAATTAGTGAAGTAAAACAGCCTACACCCTTTGTAGATGTACCTATGCCTGGTACTACACTTTCATATGGTAGTTTAACAATGACATTTTTGGTTGATGAAAATTTAGAGAACTTTGAAGAAATACATGGTTGGTTAAGAGGTATTGGTTTTCCAGAGAGTTATGGAGAATACAAAGACGCCGCTGCCGCTGGAAGTGATAGATTTCCTGGTGGTGATAATGCAGTTTCAACTGAACCAGGTAAAGTAAAATATGGTGCACCAAGTCAAGGTGCCTTATTTTCAGATGCAACTTTGATAGTATTAACAAGTAAAAACAACCCTATTAAAGAAATAAGATTTAGAGATTTGTATCCAGTTTCTATTGGTGAATTACAATATGACCAACAAGCAGCTGATGTACAATATTTAACGGCAAGTGTAACTTTTAATTATAATAGATACGAT